TTTTGCATCTTTACAACGTAACAGTCTTGCGATGTGCTTGCGGCGCTGCTAAAGTGACGACATGACTACAAACGATGCCATCAAGCTCGCGGGCTCACGGGACGCTCTGGCGCGCCTGTTGGGCGTGGCGACGATCACCACCTATCGCTGGAAGCCGAGTCCTCCTCGGGCCAGGATGTACCAGCTAGAAGTGCTCAGGCCGGAATGGTTCAGGCTGCGCGAGGATGCGCTGGTGCCAGCGAGGGGGAAGAAGTGAGCTACGAGCAGTTCCTCCAGAGCAAGACACAAGCTGGCGCCGATAGCGGATTCGAGCCGATATGGATGCCTAAATTCTTGTTTGACTTCCAGCATGAAATCGTGGATTGGGCGGTGCGCAAGGGGCGTGCGGCCATCTTTGCCGATTGCGGGCTAGGCAAGACCCCTATGGGTCTGACGTGGGCATCAAACGTCGCGCGCAAGACTGGTAAGCCAGTGCTGTACCTGACTCCTCTTGCCGTGGCATCGCAGACCATACGTGAAGCGCACAAGTTCGACATTGATGCGGTGCAGTCTAAAGATGGTTCAAGCAAGGGGCATATCGTAGTCGCCAACTACGAGCGGCTGCACTACTTCAACCACGAGGACTTTGCTGGCGTGGTGTGCGATGAGTCCAGCATTCTGAAGTCATTTGCTGGCCACCGTCGAGGAGAGATCACCACGTTTATGCGCAAGGTTCCCTATCGACTTCTCCAGACGGCGACAGCAGCTCCGAATGACTACATCGAGCTAGGGACATCCAGCGAAGCACTGGGCTACATGGGCCACATGGACATGCTCAATCGCTTCTTCAAGAACGATTTGAACAACTCAGCCCAAGGTCGGATGCGTGGCGAGGTCATCAAGTGGAGATTGAAGGGTCATGCCGAATTGCCATTCTGGCGTTGGGTGTGCTCCTGGGCGCGGGCGATCCGTCGTCCATCCGATTTGGGGTTTGATGACAGCAAGTTCATTCTTCCGAAGCTCAACGAGGTCGAGCACTTGGTCGAGGCACAAACACTGGCAGATGGGATGTTGTTTGCGCTACCTGCTCATGGATTGAAAGAACAACGCGAGGAACGTCGCAGGACCGTCGAGGAGCGGTGCGCCAAGGTGGCTGAGTTGGTCAACAAGACAGGTCAACCCGCTCTTGTATGGTGTCATCTGAACGACGAGGGCGACGAACTGGAGCGGATGATCCCAGATGCTGTGCAGGTAGCAGGTTCGGATAGCGATGACCGCAAAGAGGATCGACTAGAGGCGTTTGCAGATGGTCGAGCGCGCGTCCTGATTACCAAGCCGAAGATCGGAGCCTGGGGGCTCAACTTTCAGCATTGCAATCACGTCACGTTCTTTCCATCTCATAGCTTCGAGCAGTATTACCAATCGGTACGCCGATGCTGGAGGTTTGGGCAGAGGCGCGAGGTCACGGTCGATATCGTGACGACCGAAGGCGAGCGTGGTGTGATGAGAAACCTACAGAGGAAGGCCGAGCAAGCCGACACGATGTTTTCTCATCTTGTGGCAGAGATGAACAACGCGCAGCACATTGCGCGCACACAAACCGGAGCAAAGAAAATGGAGATTCCATCATGGCTGTAGCCGATCAGTGCATCACGGACAAGTTTGCCATCTTCAATGGTGACTGCGTAGAGGTCATGCAGGAACTATCGACGGGCTCTATACACTTGTCGATCTATTCGCCTCCGTTTGGTGGTCTATACAACTACAGCAGCGACGAGCGCGACTTATCGAACTGCGACGACTACGATGGATTTTTCGAGCACTATGCCCACGTCGTGCGCGAGCTGGCGAGGATCACGATGCCTGGGCGTATCTCGGCGGTGCATTGCATGGACATTCCGAGGTCCAACAGTGGCACCGACTCAATGATTGACTTCCCAGGCGACATCATCCGGCTGCACGAGCGGGAAGGCTGGAGATACACAGGCCGTCGCATGATCTGGAAAGAGCCGCTGGCAGTGCGTTTGCGCACGATGCAGAAGAACCTAGCCCACGCTTCATTGGTGGCGGATTCGATTGATTGTGGCGTCGCGTCCGGTGACCAGTTGTTGACGTTTCGTCGCATTGGGAAGAATCCGGTTCCTGTACGGCACCCTCAAGGGATGCTTGACTATGCTGGCGAGAAACCCATGCCAAGCGACATCCTGTCCTATCGTGGGTGGACGGGCAAACAGACCGAGAATCGATACTCGCACTGGATCTGGCGGCAATATGCCGATTGCATGTGGGATGACATCAGAATGCAACGCACCTTGCCCTATCGTGAGTCGCGCGATAGCGAGGACGAAAAGCACGTTCACCCGCTTCAACTTGATGTGATAGATCGCTGCGTCGAGCTGTTCAGCAACCCAGGAGAAACGGTGTTCACGCCTTTCATGGGTGTTGGTAGCGAGGTCTACAGCCCAGTCATTCTTGGTCGGCGTGGGGTAGGGGCTGAGTTGAAAGCCAGCTATTACCGGCAAGCGCTTAAGAATGTGCAGATGGCCGCTGCTGGGCGTAAGGACTTGGAAACTTCCGAAGCATTCAACTTCGATGAAGTAATGGACGACGCATGATCAATTCCACCATCAACGACCTGCTCAACCGTATGCAGGCCGCCGAAGCCAAGTACGGTCCACCTACCAGCACGCACGAATCCATGGGCGTCGCCCTTGAGGAGTGGCACGAGCTGATCGAGGCTGTACGCTCGAACAAACTAGGTGCGGTCTATGCCGAAGCCTTGGACATGGCGGCGGTCCTGATCCGCCTGGCCGAATCCTGTGAGACCGAGGGGCCATTTTGGCAAAGGAGCGGATTCAAATGACCAAGAAAGCAGCATTGCTGACGGTCCTGAGCAACCGGAGATAAATTATGGAAACGATGGAGCAGAAGACGGAGCGCAACGCCCGTGTTCAGAGCCGTTATGACGCGCTTATGCGCGAGGGCAAGCACGGTCACTACGAGACGATGTTTCGCGTGGTGCGAGAAGAAGTTGAGGCGGACCGACAACGAATTATCGCAACGATCCATGAAGCTTGGTATAGGAGCGAAGCATCGCATGGAAACAGGGCTGGCGCATACCATGATGGAGTGCTAACTGGGCTTGATACGGCGGTTGAGATTGTCATGAACCATAGCTTGCCAAGCTAGACCTTACATGACCAAGAAGCAAGCCCTACTGACAGCCCTACGCCAACGCTGGCTGACCCCGCTCGAGGCAGCCCAGCAAGTCGGCGTGTTTGCCTTGTCTCAGCGCGTGGGCGAGTTCAAGCGCGAGGGACACAAGATCGTGGATCGCTGGGTCGATACCGGCGCTGCGCGGGTCAAGGCTTACCATGTGCTTGACAGCGCCAATTGAGCGTGTAGAATGACTCCTGTCATTGCCTGCAACGCTGACAAAGATCACAGGCCCCTAAAGCCCGTGCTCACGCCGAAAGGCACCGTGTTGCAGGCACGGAGAGCACTGGACTTTAGGGGCTTTTGCTTTTCGGGGACTGGCGGGATGCTGGGTAAATGCAAGACGACAGCGGCACCCGTGAGAAGCGGAACTGTGGCATCAGTGGGTGCAATACCGCGCAAGAGGGTGGCGAAGCTAGCTCCCTCCCCACGAACGGCTGGCGGGTCGATCCTCGTCCGCAATGGGATGTAATCGTTAAGGCACCTGGCTAGGGCTAGGTGCGTCCTGAGCCGCTTGGGATATGGAGAATACAGTGGAAGGATTCGAGTTATTCTGGAAGACATGGCCTAGAAACTCAGAGAGATACAGCAGAAAAGGGGCCAAGTCGCAATGCCTGAAGGTTTGGATAAAGGGGCACCATGAATCGCAAACAGAGACAATCGTCGCGCATGTCAGATGGCTTGCTACTACGCATGCTTGGCTTCAGGAAGGCGGGGCCTATATTCCGGCACCCCTTGTTTATCTCAATCAGCAGAGATGGGACGGGGCTGAGATACCTGCAACGCCTGTGGCCTGCGAACAAGAGAGAGAAGCGATATATCAGGCACAGTTACGCGCTTCCATAGAGGCTATGAGGCGATGACCCGTTGCATACCTGAGCCCGCCACAGCACAATGCCCAACATGCCTGCGCTGGACCGTGAACATGCCGATACCACTGAGCCACAATGCGAGGCGGGATCACCAGAACGCCCATGTTATCGACGCTACAAAGGTTCTATGGCCCGAGGGCAGATGCCCCCTCTCGAGATCCTTGAAGGACTGACGATGCGGGCTCAGGGATTGAGCCTCAGGGCTTCAGCGAGAATCTCCAAGACATGCTTCGAGAGCCTTAGGCGATGGTGGAATAGGCTCTATGAGACATAGGCCCCGCGTGGACGCCAACCAGCAGGAAATAGTCGATATGCTGCGCCGGGTTGGGTGCACAGTTACATCCCTGGCCAGTGTGGGCGGAGGGGTTCCTGACCTATTGGTAGGCTACCGGGGCAGGACTATCCTGATGGAAGTAAAGGACGGCAAGAAGCCTCCTAGCGCACGCTTGTTGACCCCAGATCAGCGTGAATGGGCCGATGCATGGTCCGGCGGCCCGGTTTGGGTAATAAGTGATCAGACCCAGGCCCTAGACATAATCAAGCAGATCGACTCATAATGTCTTGCCCTCAGCCATTGCGGCGCCGGCCCGTGATCTCTCCTCCTCCTGGCCCGGGTCGGCGGGCTCTTTTCGGAGCTAACCATGCCACTCGTCAAATCTCCCAGCCCCAAGGCTGTACCTCAGAACATCAAGCGCGAGATCGCTGCGGGTAAACCCCAAAAGCAGGCAGTAGCTATTGCTCTGTCAGTACAGCGTCAGGCAAAGAAAAAGAAGTGACCTATGGCTGCGCGCGGGCGTCCGATTGGCAAACTGCACCAGGACGACATCAGAGCTAAGATTCAAGTAGCTCAATTGATAAAAGTGCTGGAAAATCAAGCACTTAGCAAAGACTCTAAAGAGATTTCTCCGGTTCGGCTCAAGGCGGCTGAGATCCTTCTCAGAAAGAGCCTGCCTGATGTGAGCGCTGTGACCATCAGCGGTGATCCCAACGCCCCAATGACCCACGTCGTGCAGTGGAAGAAGTAGTCCACGAGATCGACTACACCCCTCGGGCTCAGTTTCACGACTTCCATGAACGTGAGCAACGCTGGGCCTGCATCATCGCTCACCGTAGAGCCGGAAAGACCGTAGCATGCATCAACGACCTGATCCGCAGGGCCTTCGAGGACGGAAAGACAGACGGCAGATACGCCTATATCGCGCCCTACCATAGCCAGGCCAAGGCTATTGGATGGGACTACCTGCTGCGATATAGCGACCCGGTAAGGACGAGCCAGAATGCCAGCGAACTATGGGTCGAACTCATCAACGGGGCGCGCATTCGACTGTTCGGGGCAGACAACCCCGACGCTTTGCGCGGCCTGTACCTGGACGGCGTTGTGCTCGACGAATACGCCGATATGCGACCCCGGGTCT